ATCTGTTTAAAGTAAAAGGATTAGGTAAAAAGACACTTAAAAATTTAGGAATTGAAAAAACTAAAAAGAAAAAGAAAAAGTGGTTTACTATTGATGGGGTAGATTACCCAGATAATTGCTTGGCTAAAGATAAGCGTTATGGAACTATCGACTTCTTTTGGCGTATTGATAAAGAACATAGAGAAAGTATTAGTGAACCATCAGCATGGGTTTTAAGAAATCGAAGAATTAGTGAACGTATTAGAGCAGAGGGACCTGATGGTCCTATGAGTAGGTATGTAGATAATTCTTATATGTGGGAGCCTGGGTTTAAGTTCGATTGGGAAGATTGATTATCACATAAAATATAATAACATATATTATGTGCGCTATTTTTGGTTCTTTTAATACTTCTATGTTTGAAGTCTTGTATGAAGCAAACAAACAAAGAGGTAATTTCGCTAGTAGTATAGTAAGCTTATCTGAAGATGATCAGTTTATTAAGAAGAAAAAAGGTGATATAGATTTTGACAAATATACTCATCAACCTAAAACAAATTACTACTTAGGTCATGTACAAGCTCCTACATCTTCAATGAGAGCTTATAGTTATGATACTTCTCATCCCTTTGAGTCAATATCGTGGCTTGTATCTCATAATGGTGTTTTAACTAATCATAAAAAATTAAACTCTCTTTACGGTCTTAAGACTAGAGTAGATACTGAAACGATAGTAAACGTGTTAGAGTACCTTACACATAAAGAACACAAAAAAGGTAAAGTTATAGTTAATCCTGCAAAAATAATTAAAAAGACGCTAGAAAAGTTATCCGGTACTTTTGCTTTAAGTATTGTTTTTTGTGATACAAATGAAGTATTTCTAGCTAGATCCGGATCGTTGTTGCATTATAACAATAATGGCGATTATTCTACATTAACCGGAGAAGGTCTTAAAGAATTACCGGAAGGTGTATTAGTAAAGCTTAATAATAAAACTCATAGATGGAATAAAGTAAGTGAGTTTAAACATGATTCTCCCTTTTCGTTTATATGATAGAAAATATGATATTTTCGGCTACCGCTGGAAGAGATATAGATACGTTGCTTTGGAAAACTTCAGAGAATTCATCTGTAATTTTTAAACAAAACAATACCGACTCTTTACAGAAGGTTTATAATAAAGCAATAGATTTTGCTATTCAAGAAAATGTACAAAATTTAATTTTAGTACATGATGATGTTATATTAGAAAACTTTACTGATGAAAGATTAGAAAAATTATTTAAAAAGTATGACGTAGTTGGCTGTGCTGGTACAACTGAAGTAAATTTATCACCACCAGCGCTTTGGCACTTAATGGGTGGGGGGTTTGGGTCAAAAAATTTACATGGAGCTGTTGCCCATGGCAATGAAAAAGAAAAGAACATGACACCATTTGGTTCTTACCCTCATAGAGTGGTAATAATTGATGGTGTCTTTATGGCCATTAAAAGACAGGTATTTCAAAAGATTAAATTTGATGAATCATGCCCTTCAAAATGGCATTTTTATGATTTAGATTATTCGATGCAATGCCATAAAGCAGGTTTTAAGGTAGGTGTTGGTGATATTATAGTAACACATAACTCCCCTGGTTTAACTTCATTTACTGAAGAGTTTAATAAAGGTCAGGAGTGGTTTTTGAACAAGTGGAAAAGCAAATAAAATATAATATCATTATATTGTGAGTAAATTGGACTTAGATTATTTCGAGAATGTTCTTATCTATAAGTCCCTTACTGATGGAACTTATCTAGCATCTGTTGCTGATTTTGTAAAGCCTGAGTACTTTAAAAATAAAGCTATAGCTAGTATATTTGCTATTATTAAAGAATTTTCTGAGAAACGCAATAAGCTACCTACTACAACTGAGATAAAATCTCATTTAGTAACTGATGAACAGAAAGAATCCTTTAAGGAGTTAGTAGTATCGTTTAATGATATTGATAAAGCCTTAGATAAAGATGAATTGTATGATAATACAGAGCAATTCTTAAAAGAGAAAGCTGTTTATCATACTATGCTTAATGTAGCTGAGGATGTATCAAGTGGTAAAGTTGATACTTCTGTAATATTAGATAAATTTGAAAAGTCTTGTAATATAAATCTAGTAACTGATTTAGGTTTAGATCTTTATAGTGATATTGACTTGCTTATAGATGATATCAACTCTGTAGAACGACATGTTCCTAGTACTTGGGATTGGTTGGATGAAACTTTAGGTGGAGGCTTTCTTGAGGCTGGTAAATCTTTATATGTATTTGCAGGTGAAACTAATATTGGTAAGTCTATCTTCTTGGGTAATATTGCTACTAACATAGCTCAACAAGGTAAGAATGTTTTATTAGTAACTCTTGAGATGTCTGAGTTATTATACGCGCGTAGATTATGTACTAACGTAACGAAGATACCTATGAAAGAGTTAGCTGGTAATACTCCTTCAATTAAGCAAGCAATAAAGAGTGAAGAAGGTAAGATTTTTATTAAAGAGTTTCCTCCTTCAACAATCACTCCAAGTCAGTTAAAGGGCTTTGTTAAAAAGTTTCAAGATAAAGGTATTAAGTTAGATGCTATAGTTTTAGATTATCTTAACTTGATGCATTCTACTATGGGTAATAATTCATATGAACGTATTAAGCATGTGACTGAGCAAGTTCGTGCAATGAGTTATATTTTTGAATGTCCTATTATATCAGCTACTCAGTTAAATAGATCAGGCTTTGATACTGATAATCCTGATCTTGCTACTATATCTGAATCTATTGGATTAGCTGCTACTGCTGATGTTATTGTATCTATTTATCAGAATGAAGAAGATAGAGAACTTGGTATTATTAGACTTGGTATGATGAAAAATCGATATGGTCCCCGGGGAACTACTCAAGCTATGCGAATAGATTATAGTACTTTATCTATCGAAGAAGCTGATGATATTGAGTTTGAAGATGATGGGAATGAAACCCTAAGCGCTTTAGTAGGACTTGCACAATAAGGAACTTTTTGTAAATATAAACAGTGAATATCCAAGTATGGACTGATACTGATTTACACGGAGCGGGCGGGACTCTGGTATTGCAGTGGTTATATAAAGACAGTAAAGCGTTTAATATAAACGATGTTACTGAGTCTACGCTTACTGGACGTTTTAAAGGAGCTTTACAAACTCTAGATCACTATGATAGAGTTTTTATCGTTGACTTGGATCTTAATGAGGAACAAATTAAACTTGTAGATAGAGAAAACGTAGTAGTTATCGATACGCATAAAAACCACAATAAAAATAAACACCTTTATAAAAAATCAAAAGTTATAATAGATGATAGCTTTTTTTCTTGCGTAGATTTAATTTGTGATAAATTTAAAAGCCATATTAACTTAACTAAAGAACAGGAAAAGCTAATAGAAATTATAAGTCAATATGATTGGTATAAATCTAATAATGATGCATTAAAGCTAAATGCTATTTATTATAATTTAAATTCTCCTAAAACAGAAAACTTTATTAGTAACTTTTATAACGGATTATCTGATTTTACTATACAGCAAAAAAATTCAATAAAGTTATTCTTTAAAAAATTCAAAGATCAAATTAACAGTAATGATGTCTTTAAAGGTAAAATAAAAGACTACAACGTAGTAGCTTCGTTTGGTGATTATGCTATAGGTGAATTAGCTCATTTTCTTCTTAGTAAGTATAAAGCTGATATCAGTATAATTGTTAATACAAAAGCTAAAACGGTTTCATTTAGAAGGAACAAGGATTGTGATATAGATGTAAGTTTATTAGCTAAAAAATTATGTGACGGGGGTGGTCACTCTGCAGCGGCTGGAGGTAAGTTAACTAAGCAATTTGCAATTTTAACCAAACAATTTACCCAATGTTAAATACAAATATTAACCAAGCACCTTCAAGCACACTAATAAAGGATGAAACTGAACACTTACTTTTGTGTTTTTGTACTTTTTGCTCACAGTTAAAAGGTAAAAAGTTATCATTACAAAATATCTTTATATTAGTATTACAAGAGGAAAAAATAAGAAATATTCTTAAGGAACTTTTAACCATTGAAACTAACTATGATGTAGTTAAACTATTTATAGACTTTGAGCCTTCGATTACTAAATCAAAATACATTACAAAGTTCCTTAATTCACATTCAGATATAGATTTATGATCACCGAAAAAGAGAAGTCAATATATAACAGCTACTTATATGCTTCTCGAAAGGCTAAAAACAAGCCAGTTAGACTTAGACAAAATTTTGACAACTTAGAGAGTAAAGATGAAGTAGCACTTAAAAAGCTTAATTTACTCTTATCGAAATATAGCCATATTAACTATAGCGATTTTTTTATAGCACCGTATATGGTATATGGCTCTGATAATTATTTTGATTTGTCATTTTTTAATACACGTAAGGCAATCAAATGTTATTCTATACACTGTAAGAACAAACAAGTTCAAGATCCTGACAGTGAGGATAGTGTTAATACTTTAAAAGAGTGTTTAAAGTTTATTTGTTGTTATTGTGAAGAGGAAGAAATAACGTTAGCACAATATAAGAACTATTCTAATGTTGATACACCTAATTCTATTCCAATAATTTTTACACATCTTAAAAATCACAAGATTAATTTTTATCTATTGCATGCTCTTAGTGTTGATTCAGCTATAAAAGAATGTAACGGAACTTTAACTTGGATTATTCCTGAATTTTATGATCTGTATGCGCAGACAAGAGCTAAGTTCCTAAGTTCCAAAGTTCTAAAAGAGAAAGCTAATAAAGGGCTAAAAATAATAGAACAAAAGCTCTTGAAGTTCAGCACGCCGGCGTTATAATTATGGCATGAGTACTTTTACTAGTTCAATGTTTCAATCAATTAAAGATGCACTAGCTACTTCTGATAATAAGGGGTCAGCTAAATTTAACGAGATTATGCCGACTAAGTCGGGTAATACTTATACGGTAAGACTTTTACCTTTTGCTAAAGATCCGAGTAAGACTTTCTTCCATTACTACAATCATGGATGGACGTCTTTCGCTACTGGCCAATATGTTCAAGCGCTTAGTCCACAAACGTTCGGTGAACGTGATCCTATCGCTGAAGAACGTTTTAAAGTTCTTCGTACTGGTAGTGAAGAAGAAAAAGAGAAGATGAGCGCTGTTCGTCGTCTTGAAAAGTGGTTAGTTAACGTCTATGTTATTGATGATCCAACTAATCCGGATAATAATGGCAATGTAAAAATTCTTCGTTATGGTAAGCAGCTTCATAAAATTATTACTGAAGCTATCGAGGGTGAAGATGCTGAAGAGTTTGGTGCTCGTATCTTTGATCTTGGATCTGAAGGTGTTAACTTTAAAATTAAAGTAGAGCAGCAAGGCGACTATCCTACTTATGTATCTTCTAGATTTACTCCTGCTGGAAAGATTGATCTTTCTGAAGATGAGCAGAAGGGTATCTATGAAGGGGCTCATGATCTTACAGAAGTCTTTACTCTTAAATCATATGATGAACTAAAGGATATGTTTAACGAGCATTATTATTGCAGGACTGATGAACCTACTCCTACTACTTCAGCTCCAGTTCCTAGCGAGACGCCTACTGAGCCAGAACCGGCTGTAGTATCTAATGATACTGTTGAAGAAGATATTGACGAACTGTTAAAAGATCTTTAATATGGAACCTCAAGGAATGACTCCTGAAGAAAAAGCTGCTGTTATGCAGTTTATGGGTACAACGTACGGTCAAGCCCACCAACAAGATAAAATGCTTGTTGGTGGATCTTCTAATCTACAACCTAAATCTCAGGAACTAAAAAAGGTGTTTGAGCAAACAGCTCACATGCCTACAGTTAGTAGACAACCTCAGCAACCAACTCAACAAGCTGCAGCTCCACCAGCTGAAGTTAATACTGTAACACCTGAACAAGCAGCTCAAGAAATTTCAGCTCAACAAACTATTAGGACACAACAACCTCCAACAGTTGAGCAGATTGATCCTAATCAAGTAGAGTTTGATTTTTCAGAGCCTAGTAAGCTTGATCAGCTTATAGATCTAATTAAAGATCAAAATTTGATTCTTAAGGATATTAGCTTAAAATTAGATAATGGGAAAGATTCTAAAGTTAAAAAGTAAAAACGAATATCTAAAATATTTAGATACTGTTTCAAAAATTATAGATACTGGTGTTATTTTTGAAATTAAAGAGAATAAGTTAGTTAGTCTGGCCTCTAGTCTAGATAGTACGTTAATACTACATAGTGAATATACATCAGATTTTAATTTTTCTGATACTCTTAATATTCCTGATGTTAAAAAACTTAGGCATGTTTTAGATACTATCGAAGAAGAGTCTATTGCGATAGAAGTTAATAATAATAATTTACAATACAGTGGTAATGGTGTAAAGTTTAAGTATCATCTTTATGAAGAAGGCTTTATTACTAAGCCTAATATTAATATCGATAAAATTAATAAGTTTAAATTTGATGTTAACTTTGGTTTAAATAAAGCTACTATTCAAAGATTATTTAAAGGTAGTACGTTTGCTAGCGAAACTAATAAAATATATTTTTATACTGAAAATAAAAATTTGATGGCGGAATTAACCGATCGAGCAAGACATAATACTGATAACTTTACTTTAAGTTTAGGTAAGGTAGATTTTGAACTAGAGCCTATTGCGGTTAATCTAGATAATATTAGATTGATTTCATTGTTAAATGATGATATTAGAGTAAAAATTAATACTGAATATGGCGTTGTTGTATTTGATATTGAAGAAAATAATATTAAATTAAGATATATAATTTCAGCTCTTACACAATAATGATAACAATGAACCAAAAAAAGAATAAGTTAAAAACTCCGGGGTATTTTATTAAAAGACTTAAGGATAACGATTTTGTAACTTTGAGAATTTTCGATAAGTATAGTAAAAGTGATCCTCGTAAATGGACTGTATTAATTGACCCGTCTGGATCGTCTGTATACGTTACCTGTTTTGAAAATACACCATTTAAAGGTGAATATCTATTTCAATTTAACGATGGTAATCAAATGTTTAAAGGTAATCTTAGTTTAAAGACGGACTCTATTGAAGTAGTAGTACAAAAGCTACTTAAGAGTGGAGTAAGACAGAAGTCTGAAAGTGATTTTTTGAATAAATAACCTTATGGATAATGAAGATGATCTAAACTCTAGAGATGATGATGAGCTTAGAGAGTTGGTTGAACGCGCTTTAAAGGATAATATTAAAGAAAGAAAATCATTTAAAAGACGCCAAGATTTAGCAAATCGTCTTTCTACTATTTTATGTGAATACTTAGATAGTTATATTTTACTAGGTTATGATTTTAACGGTAAGCATCTTGACATTAAAGCAGCAAGTACACCGCAGCAAAAAGAAGCACTAAATTCATTTTTAATGAAATATTTTGCTACTGAAATACAATCTATTAAAGGTATTAATCCAGATTCTGATGAATTACTGTAAAAAACAAATATACGCTGTTGAGACAGGAGATTATGTGGGTCAAATGTTTGTGGTAGTAGAAGTTAGTAACGACGCTATAGGCTGTCTATCTCTCCCGAAAATGGAAAATATAAAGGTACCGAGAGAATCATTTGATTCCGGAAGGAACAATGATATAATTAAATTAGTAGAAGAACTACCTAAAAATGTTTATAGTGTAGTTGAAGCTCAGTATAATAAAAATGAAAACTCTGATAGTAGACGGCAACAACTTAATACACCGAACGTATTATACAGCAAAGAATCAGTCGAAAAAGACTGATAATCATTCAGACGAACAAGTCAATAATCTACATATATACTTTACGCTTAACGCTGTTAGCTCCTACGTGAGGCAGTTTGTTCCTGATAATACTATATTTGTATGGGATGAAAAGCCCGTTTATAAAAAGAACATACGTAAGGGTATGTTAGAGAGTTACAAGGGTAATAGATCTAAAGACAGTAGCCCTCACCAAAACAACGAAGTTATAAAATCCATACTTAAGTCTATGGGTATTAATTCTATATTTCCTAGTCAATTAGAAGCTGATGATGTAGTAGCTTATATATGTAGAGAAACAGAAGGGTCAAAAGTGATTATTTCAGTAGATAGAGACTTCTTACAGCTAATAAGTGAAGATTGTTTGCTGTACGATCCTATTAGAAAGAAGCATTTTGAACTTAAAACGTTTGAAGAAAATACAGGCTATATAGACGTCGAACAGTGGTTTACAGCAAAGTGTTTAACCGGTGATAAGTCAGATAATGTACCCGGTATACCTCGATTCGGTGCTGCTTCTGTAAAAAAATACCTCAATGATCCTGGATTTATTTTAGATGAAAAGCAGCATGAAATATTTAAACGTAATGTAGATATATTTTGTTTAGATAAGTATGAATCTATACCAGAAGAGTCAAATTATTATAAAGAGCAACTTAAGGTTAAGGTTAATCCATGCTATAAAACATTTTTAAATTACTGTAAGAAATATTCATTCAAACGTATTTTAGATAAAAAAGAAGATTGGCATAATTTATTTTTTATAAAGTCATTATATAATAAATTAAATGATATCGCTTCCTGAAGATTTTGTTATACTTAAGTTTTTTGAGCTAGGTTATTACCCAAAGTATAATAAATTTAATAACGTTTATCAATGTAGCTGTCCTATTTGTAAAGAGGGTAAGTCGTTAGGTAAGAAGAGAAGATGTTATTATATTCCAAAGAATGAAAATATATTCTGTCATAATTGTGGTTGGTCGGGAAAACCGTTAAGATGGATAAAAGAAGTATCTAATTGTTCTGATACTGATGTAGTAAATGAATTAAAAGAATATGTACCTGATGCAGAAGATATTATTGTTAATAAAGAGGAAGCTCGACCAACTATTCAAGTCGAAACCTTACCTAAAGATAGTATTAATCTGTCTGATCAGTTTCAGCTTGACTATTATAATGACAACTCTGTTATTACAGCTGTTAGATATTTGGTTAAGAAACGTAGATTAGATACGGCAGTAAATAGACCGGAAAGCTTATACGTATCATTAACTGATAGAGTGCATAAAAATAGATTAGTTATTCCTTTTATTAATGAGAATAAAGAGATAGAGTTTTATCAAACTCGTACAGTTTTAAATAAAGACAATAAAACAAAACCTAAGTATTTAGGTAAAGTACAGGCGGAAAAAACTTTGTTCAATATTGATAGAGTATCGAGTGATCATGATAAAGTTTATATTTTTGAAGGTCCTTTAAATGCTTTCTTTACTAAAAACTCTATAGCAGTAGCTGGTATTACCGAACGAGGAAGGTCATTTACTCAAAGACAAGAACAGCAACTTAACTCTTTAAAATGGTATGATAAAATATGGATACTCGACTCGCAATGGGTTGATCAAGCATCATTAGTAAAGTCTGAAGCACTTCTTAAACAAAAGGAAAAGGTATTTATATGGCCTGAAAAGTTTGGAAAGCGTTTTAAAGACTTTAATGATATAGCTATAGCAGCTGAGATAGATGAAATAAGATGGGAGTTTATAGAAAAAAATACCTTCGAAGGACTCGAAGGTATTGTAAAGTTATCGGAGATTAAAAAATACCGAAATCAGATTAAACATACTTAAACTGAGAGTTTCCAGTTTGAGCTAAGTAACCTTTAAATGATTCTGTTACTCCAGCAAGCTCAGTTGCTACTCTGGCAAGCTTACGCTGTTCTGATGCTTTCATTCTATCAAAAATAGTATCAGGCTCTGCATTAGCTAATTGCTGTTGAATAGAATTAGGTTCTTCACCATTTAAGTAGTCTAAAAATGCTTCCATAGCCTTAATCCACCCTCTTAGCTCCTCTTTCATAGCTTCGTTGCGCTCATTTACAGCCATAGCAGCTTTAACATTAGGATCTTCATCTGCTACTGTTTCATCAACATCCACATTAACATCAAAATCCTTAGCATCAGTATCGTCTTCAAGTTCAGCTTCAAAAGCTACTCTATCTGCTACATCTTCTTTTACTAAGCTCTTAAAAAATCGTCTTTCGAATTTGGTCATAAAATTATTTATTCTCGAGCATAAATAATTATATGAATGGAGCAGAATTTCCTTACAGTGTTAATCCGGATGATACCCCTATTAACTTTAAGATGTCAACAGTTGGTCAAGAAATGAAATATAAAGATGATGAAAAGCATCAGAAAGCCCCTCCTATACTACCTTATGATTTAAATGAAATGAATGAAATGTTAGGAAATATATTTGTAACTTTAGCTGAATTAAGAAATATGTTATCAAGAGTGAAAGATCAACCTGTAGAAGGGCCTACACAACTTCCGTATAATGGGGTAAATAAAGGAGCTATTGATAATATTAACAATAAAATTGATGAAATAAATAAAATTATCCTTGATATTCCAGAAGATTTGGCTAAAATAGCTATATGACTCTATTGAGGTCAATTTTAATTACTATTCTTGTATCTTTAGGCTTTGCGTTTGGTTTAAAAAATTTACTAGGTTTCTGGGAAACTTTTGCACTAGCCTTTGTTGTACAATTTATTGTATCGTTTGTTTATAGATCTTCTAAAATAAACCAAGTTCAAACACTTACAGGTGATTTTGAACAAGAATTAGACCAACTATTAAGTCTAAGTGAAACTAAAATAGTATGTCCTTGTGGCGGTTATACGTATACAACTAATATATTTCCTAATATTGAAGAAACGTTTAAATGCGAAAAATGCGGTAATGATTTTAGAGTAGATATATCTATAACTCCGACATTACTCACACAACCTATATATACGGAGCAAACGGTAAATAATATACAAGAAGTTGAAGACTTAAAAGATGAAATTAAAATAACTTCAGATTACCAACCGGGAACGGAACTATAATATAATTATATATGGATAAAAAATATACTTTTAATTTAAAAGACGGTACTACAAAGACCATGGAGTTCGATGAGTTGGTTAGGTGGTGCTGTTTAATTGAAGCTCTTGAAGTAGTAGACAATCAAGAAGTAAATACAGATAACGATAAATGGATTAAGCCTTTAGCGTTTCAAAAATATATTGATGAAAGATTTCATTCAATGAAGCATGATCTTAAGGTAGAAGCTACAATGGGTAATCTTTAAAACCCTAGCTTATTACAATCCTCTTCATCATCGCAAAGATTTTCCTTTTCGTTAGATCCAGAAGTTGTAGGTGTAACCGTTGTACTTGTAGCCTCTTCTTCAAATGAAAATGGAGGCGGTACTTTAAGAGTACTGTTAGTATCAAAGTTAATATCACTTAAAAACGGTACTTGAAGCGGTAAAACCGGTGCAGGATAAAGTAAAATTTCTGTTTCTGGCTCCGGTTCTTCTGGTTCTCTAGGGATTGGAGTATCAGGATCTTCACCTTCTTCTACACCTCTTCTAGGAACAGGCGGTTTACCGCAATCTGCAGGTACAAATGGAGGAAATTCCGGAGGTGGAAATATAATTGTAGGAGGAGGACCACCACCAGGACCACCACCAGGACCTCCACCAGGACCTCCACCGCCACCGGTAGTCGTAGTAGTAGTACCTCCGCCATCCCCTGGAATAAAAATACCACCTCCATCATAATCATCATCCGAATCACTTGAACTATCATCAATACAAACACTACCACTAGATGGATCTGTTGGATCTAATGGACCAGTTATACAGCAAAAACATTTGCCCCTACTAGTTGGATCTATTGGATCGGCTATACAGCAATCACTAGATGGGCCAGGTATGATAATGGTACCATCACCATCTTCTTCTTCAGGAGGAAACGGTGGTATAGGATCAATTATTATGCCACCGCCAGGAAAAATAATAGGTCTCACGTCATCATCAGAATCTTGATCATCAGTAGCACTACCGCCACCAATAGTACTACCTGGAAATATAGGACCAGGAGCACATACACGACCCCCTCGTGTTATACATACTGTACCTCCGCCTGGAAAACATACAGTACCCCCACCAGGTAAAGATACACTACCATCACTTGGTAAGCACGTTTCACATCCTTTAGATACACAACATTCGCATCCTTCTGGAGTGTTAACTACACCACCACCAGGCAAGGAAATCTCACCCCCACCGGGTAAACTAACTGTACCTCCTTTAGGTAGACAAACTTCACCCGAACCAGGTAAGCATACTGTACCTGCACCGGGTAAACATACTTCACCACTAGGAACACATATATCTTGCCCGGGTAAGCAAACTGTACAACAACCCGTACAACACCCACCCACGCTGGTACAGCCATTTATACAACAATTTATAGCAAGCTCTGCTTGCTTAATAGCTACTAAACATTCATCTGGAGTGGGTATATTACAATTACATGTAGTATCATTATTGCACCCATAACCTGGGTTAGTATTAACGCAAATAGTACATAAATCACAAGCACATACACTCTCAGTAGTTTCTACTGAACAAAACATACATGTATCTGTCTTAGTATCATTGCATACAACAACTGTTGATGTATTTACGCCTTCAGTGCTACTATCTTGTCCATCTACAATTACTTCATCAGCAGTTTTTGATTCACCAGTAGTATTAACTATAGTTTGTACATAATCTGTTTTTGGAAATGTTAAAACATTAGGAGTTTGATCATCACTCTTACTAACTTCTCCTTTGTTGGCAGGTTTATTTTGTGGAAAAACTACTACAGAGCTATTATTAAAAAATGGCCGGCCTTGTCCACTTAACTTATTACCAGCAAAAGTGTTAGCTTTTAACTCTGCTGCTGATGATGCAGCTGGTTTATATATAAGGTCAAATTTAGAAGGTTGACCTAGGGAATATTTTATAGTTTCTAATTTATCTACAATTGTAGCTCCACCAAATTGAAGTTTATTAGCCTCTAAAGGACCCGGATAATTAGCAAAAGTTAAAATAGCAGTTTCATTATTTTGAGGAAAATAATCACCGTAAATTTGATTATCTATTACTGCAACACCATTACTCTGTTCTATTGAAATAGCAGGTCTTACAATAGTTTCACCTTCTCCTTGAGTTACTGTATTTGAATTTATAACGCCGTTCCAGACTTGATATGTCTGTATTCCAAACTTTGAATTTGAGATTAAGTTATCTACTATTTCAAAAGAATCAACATGAGCAGAAATAGAAACTCCTTTACTAACACTTGTAATAATATTGTTTTCAATTAAAGCATTTGATGAATTTTGAGCTACTTCGACACCACCTCCTTTGCCGCTTCCAGTAATATTATTATCTTTAACTGTAATATCATTAGCTCCTTGAACAATAGAAACACCTGCAGTAAAAGTATTTTTAAGGTTGGTTTGTGTACCGAATTCATTTATAAGATTATCCTGTACTGATAATTTGCTAGTTCCATTACCGGTAACTTCAATAGCACTTCTTCCTATATCTGTTAAAGTATTACTAGAAATAGTTGAATTACTTAATGAATTAGCTCTTATACCATTTCCCATTAACGTGTTAGATCCTCGTGTACCGTTAATTACGTTGTTTGTAATAACAGCGCCGTCTATATTCCATAAATCTAATGCATTATTTTGAGTATTTTCAAATAAATTATTTGTAATAGATAAATTAGTAATAGGCTTAGCATCAGGTAATAACCCGGGAACGGTTTTATCTGAATTAATTAAAGATTCAACAAAATTATAACCTAAAACTGAAACCGCTGACCACTTGTCACCCGTTCCTCCATTATTTTCGAAAGTAATTGAATCAATTTTTATATTATCTGGAGCGTCAAGTGATTGTCTAGTAGGTCTAGTAACTTGTATACCTATTCCTAGTTTAGTTTCACCTGCAGGTTTTAGTGTAAATCCTCTTAACTCAACATTACTTTCTCTAATATCAAAAGCCCAGTCTTTGAAAGTTATAGTTGGATTACTAAATCCTAGAATTTTTGTATTACCAGGTACTTTAACATGATCTTCTAAAGTTATATCTGAATTTACAAAAACAACATCGTACTTATTAATAGCAGCTCTTAATTCTTGTTCATTAGATACAAACTGAGGTATAACCGGTTCGCTTACAGTTGGTGTTTCAGTTTCGGTTTCTCCTAGATATTCTTCTTCTGTAGTAGCTGTTGATTCTTCAGTTTCTTCAACAACTGCAGGTTCTTCAGGAGCTACTTCTTCAATAACAGCCGGTTCATCTGAAATCACCTCTTCAACAATCGAAGGTCCGTCATCAGTAACTACTTCTTCAACAATCGAAGGCTCGTCAGAAACTACTCCGAGATATTCGTCTTCTGAAGTAAAATCTTCATCTCCTTGTGGTGGAACGGGTACTTCGTCTACTGATTGTGCGCAACCAGCACCTGGTGCGACACCGCATTTAGCAGCTCCAGCGCAGTTACTACAGCCTCTAGCAGGATCACAAGCCCCTGTTCCTTGTGTTGTAATAGTTTGATCTGGATAAGTTATAGTCTGATCTCCATGATTACGTTTTTCATGGGTTACTGCCGGCGACACTGATTCTTCTTCCTGTGTCTGTTCATTATTAGGTACAGAAATATCGATAACTAAATCTATACCAATGTCTTCTTCAGCATTAGAAAATTGAATAGTAAAATCTAAACTACCATCAATTGGATCAGCAATACCTTCAAGCATCTGACCTATAACTAAGAAGTATCTACCTTCAATTATTGTGACATAAGTATGACCGCTTAAACTTAACAACGGGTCATTAAAAGCATCCTTTTCACCATTACGATCATAAATTTCATAATTTATTTCTGGTTCAAAAAATCTATCAACTTCTATTTCATTTAAAAAAACTAAACCTTCTGCTCCTTCAAATGAATTAGGTATACCACCGCCACCAATCTCCGGTCTCTGTTGTAGCTTTCTATCTACATTTAAAACTTTTAATTGAGTTATTTGCATTATTCGGCGGTAATATTAGTTACAGTTGTATATTGGGTATTTGGGTTAACTGATAACGGAGGTGTCATAACTGTTTCAGTTAAAACTTCGCTACCCTCATAACCTTCTACGTTAAAATTGCGTAAGAAAAAATTCTTAGCACTTAACCCCGTGTTGGTTGTTGATACAGGGGTAGTAAACGAGAAACCACAATAGATGTTATTTAAATTATTAAAATTAGTCAATCTAGGCTCTATATTAATAGTTGTGAGTAGAGTATATTCCGTAGTATTATCTTCTCTAAAATCGATATGAATCTTTTGCCCTAAATTCACATATCTAAATCTTAATGCTCTAAAACTATCAGTGGATAAAGTAGAAAAGACATTAGAAATAGTAGATAGAGGTGAATTAGCTCTTACGTTATGTAAAACATCTCTAACTACTAATGATTGTCTATTAATATCATTGAGACCTACACCAGGTCTTTCATCTCTACCTGAAAGAGCATACATTCCAGTAGAATCAAATGCTACCTTTACAAGACTACCACTTAAAATACCACCTTCAAGTAAGATAGTTGAATCACTTTCAGTTTTTAATACCAACGGAGATTCCGTTAAAAGAGCGTGAGCAGATAAAATAAATTCCGGATCTTGATCCCCAATATACTGGCCTGGCAGGGAAGAAAGTGGTGCAGAAAGATTAGTAATAAATGTACTAAACCCTAATTCGTAATTAGCTGGATCTGGTATATTTGTAGCTGGTAAACTATATTCAAAGGACCAAATAATATCATAATTCGAATTAAATTTTTTACTTGTCTCTACAAATGTAAAATATCTTGCATCAGAAGGTAATTTTATGTCACTAGGAAAGGCCATCAATTATATTTAATTACTCAACCCTTTATAAAAGTACAGGTATAAGAATTAGTTATCTCAAGTTTGGTTTTAAATACTAAATAATACCCCATTTTTACTAACTCTATCCTTATAGTTTTAAGATAATCTTCATGTATATTAACTAGAATGCTGTCATTTAACTCATCATACAATACGTAATCTGAAAATTCTTCGCACAACGAACAACCTTTCCAGACACTTGCATTCATACAAGTATTTATTCTTCGAAGACTTCAATAATTTTTTCTATTTTTTCAATAAGTATAGCATTATTAGCGAAAAGATTAGTATCCGAAAATTTAAAATGTGTATTATTTTTTAATATTTTCTTAAGTGTAACAAAATCTTCGTAGTCTAGACCTTCAACAATTACTTCTTCCATATTTTAGTTATAGTAAAAATAACTAAAAGCAACTATGACCATTCTAAGATAACAACACCGTCACTTGGAGGAGGTCCATATGCTGTTCCAGAATGAGCGCCTTGCCCTCCACCCGGTGCAGGTGCATTACCGAAGTATGAAGAAGCCCCTAATGATTCTTCCCTTCCACTCCCTCCATCTGTATCAATTAATCCTGAACCACCATTTATAATAAATCCATTTAATACGTGAGCATTTGAAGTATCAATAGTTCCACCAGCAGTAGCCGACGCTGTCTGTAAACTTTGCACGGAAACATCCTGCCCGCCTTCATATATTCCACCATCAGCAGTTACAATAGCAGTTCCATCTGTTAATCTAATGCGTGACGGATTACCATTTACTGGTCCATCTGCTGTAGTAAATCCTTGTCCAACCTCAATAGTAAACTCTGTCCCTGGCTTAGCTGATAAATTACCTATAGCAGTAGCTCCAGCTCCTCCTGGTGTCGCTCCTCCTTTAGTACCAGTTCCTGTAACTGTGTATTTAACAAAATGTATACCATCAGGAAAAGTAAATGTATGAACCCCCTGGGTATTAAAAACAACTTGCCCTGGCGCAGGTTTTTCAATGGTTACAGAACCACTTAACGGATTAAATGATATCCCAGTTTTATCAACTTTATTTGTACCAGCTGGATTATCTACAAAAGCAGAAAGATTGCCGCCAATAGTAAAGGTTGGAGCCGTAACCCCGCCAATAGCCTTAATAATAAAATTCATTCCAGTAGCTGAAAGACCTGCAGCGGTGTGAGATCCCGTAGTAACAGGAAACACAGTACTATCAGCTGGTACTTCGTAACCATATAGAGCTTTTTGAAGCAGGTTAGGGACCCTAAAGTGATCAGCAGTTTCACCACCTGTATTATAATCTGTTCCTATAGTTACCGATAGATCTGGGTAAGAAGTACTTTCATATTCTGCTCCATCACACTCTAACCAACCATAAGGTACACCGTTACTAGCAGAAGCAAAAGGTACTATAGTTCCTACAGGCAAAACACTTGCAGTTGTTGGCGATACACCAGATTCAATAATACTTGGTACTTTCCAAGATAAGTTTCCAGATGCATCCGACCCTAAAAACGTACTATTTGATGGACCAACACCTGGAAAATCATAATCTATTGTATTTATTTTTAATTTTGTAGGTAAGGTAAGATAACTAGTAGCATCTACTGTTTTTTGATTAATTTTATCAATAGTTATAGTTGAGCTTAGTGCTATTCTATCTGAACTATTTATTTCTAAGCTTTGACCTAAAGCATCAGCGTCAAAATTACCAGCAGATAACGTACCAACTGTTATTTTATTATCTGTACCTATATTGATTGTAGTGTTACCTGCACTTAATAAATTAGATACTTTTAACCAATCAGCTTCATTTGAACCGTTACCTCCAATAAGAACTTTCAAAGTATTAGTATCCGTTTCAAAACCATAATCACCGGTTACACACGGAGCAAGAGTAGTAATATCTGCTGCCTTACCTTGATATTTATTTCCTACTATTAATCCTCCTTTTGTGGTAGCGTCACCTATATAGAGTCTCTGTGTATCAGTAGTATAGCCTAGCTCTCCATTTTCAAGTGTTATGTTAGTTCTATCGTTATCAGTACCACGCCTGACTAAAAGCTTGATTAAGGTATTTTCTAAAATTTCTATTGACATTGTTAATATTTAATAGTTAAAAATTGGTATTGCAAATTTATCAAATGTTTCGTCACTATCAGGATTACGTACATCTCCCGATAAAGCAAAAGTAATAAACCCTGCTGAACTTAATGTTACGCTATCTCCTAAACTATTAGTACCGCTATATACTTGATTATTATTTCTTCCTACAGCACCTATTGATACAGCATTAGGCGCGCCATTGAAAAGATTCGTAACAGCGTCTTTTTTATATTTTATAATAAAGTTAACTCCAAAACCACTTAATATAGCACCACTGCTGCTACCATCACCAGTTAAGAATTTTTGTGATCCATCAAAATCACCTGCTACAGGAGCTAGTGAACCTGCTCCGTATAATGTTGCCGGCATACCACCACCTGTGAGATTAGGTAAAGAAAAAGTATCTCCGGATCCATCACCATTACCATAACTATCACCAATAACATCATATAACTCACTATATTCAGATTGACTTAAAGTCCTACCATTAGCTAGCAAAAATCCGGGCGGTACAGAGTTAGTAAATGCCCGGGCATGAGGTAATAAGGTACCAACAGGTATCGAGCTTTGCGCTCCTTGTGTACCTGATAAAGATATACCGGTAACAACATCATATATAGAAGAATTGATAGCTTTTATAAGACCTTTTTTAACATCTAAAAATGGAAATTCATTAGCAGAAGAATTAGCACCAAACAACGATACCTGACCATCACTTACTGTAAATAAATCAGAATCAATACTTCTTAAATCAGCTTGTAATTTATTAGTAATAGGATTAAGTGACAATCCGCTATTTACCAAATTACTACCGTCTTGGCCTGCCCAGCTAGAAGCAGCAAGGGTAGTAGTTCCTAAAGATTTAATTTTTAGTCTATTATCTACATCAAACTCAAATTGAGTAGGATCAATGCTTAACTTGATTGGTGTATTATCTCCACCAACTAATCCGGAAGACAGTGCTGTAGTTTTAATTTCTCGTTCAGTAATAGAGTTAGCTACAGGGGTAATTTTTTCGCCTGATATTTCTAAATAAGTTGAATTAATGTTAACCTTAGCAACTCCTCCTGCTGCTGAGAGTAACCCTTCACCAAAGAACGCTGACTTTAAAAACTGAGAATCAAATGTATCTTTTTTAATAGTGAGTTTATTATCTGAATCAAATTCTAAAAATGTTTCATCAGGAACCGTTCCAATATACGCATAACCACTTAATGAATCATTGTAATTAGTGGATGTAAGCATATATAACTTACTGTTTGCGTATCCTATATCACCTATTTGTAATCCTGGTGAACTATCCGGTCCTAAACTAGAATCAGCAGCAAAAGGTCCTACATTTTTAGTACCTACTGACTGGCCTCCAAAAGTCGATCCATCACCTACAAAAAGTCTTCTTGTATCAAGAGTGTAACCTATTTCACCTTGATCTAAAACAATAGTCTTTCGTTGCGCATCGGAACCGCGCCTTACTTTTAATTTTACTATAGTAATATTTGCCATAAATTTATGCTATTCTTTTCCAAACATAAACTCCATACGAAGGAGGTATGTTATTATGTGCTAAGTTCTCACCAACAGAAGCCGAAACCCGGGTATTGTTAGCGCTTTCATTTCTATTTATTATATCTGACGGTGCTGTATTAATAGGTACGTTATTATTTTGTGTTAAAAAATCACCTGCAGTAGCTTCACCTATATCTACAGCTCCTAATTCTTTTGCGTATTCGTATGGAGTTTTACTTGTCGTTATTATCTCGTCATATTCATAATGTGCTGGATTGCCAAGTTCTTCGAATATTTTAACTTTAGTATCTGAAACAAATCTAGTTTCTCCATTCCATATACCTATCATTTCTTTAAATTTATATTCCGTAGCCCAGCTACTAGTATAACTAGCTCTTACAGCAGCTGAATAGTTAGCAGCTGACCCTCTATCAAATGCAAAATCTAATGCATAAAGCCATGGATAAGATTGCCACCTATCTAAAAAAGCTGCATTTCTAAAATTAATTAAGTACTGATTACCGTATTCCCCAGGAAAGGCATATACTTTTGTTCCTAGAGCTAATCTAGCATTTTGTTGTTCTTTAAATGTAAGAGTTGAATCAATAATACCTACGTTTGGAGCTTGAAAAGAGAGATTCGAACCCGCAGGATTAGGAATTTGAACATCTACCGCACCAATATTAACATCGTGGGTATGAGCTGGTAAATTTTGTTGTAGTAACTCAGTTAAATACTCACCAGCGGTATCTCCATTACCATTTCTTAAACCTGCAGCTTCTTCCTCAGCGCCTCCAGGGCAAAACTCCCTCATAGTTCCATTTTTATCAGTAAGTATACCTGTTCCAACTAAAAACCTACCTTGAGCTACTTGCTCCCAAACCGTACCAGCTATTCTTGTCGTTGGGTTATTATCATCAAACGTTAACTGTATACTTCCAACAGGGAAAAAACTATCCAACCATTCAAGAGGAGCTCTTGTAGTAAAACCTCGTGGATAGATATAATTATTTACTACTACCCTATCTCCAGATAACGCTAAACCAGTTGAATTACCTGCTCCATCGAAGACTTGATTCAAAGGACCTTTTTCGCCAAGTTCAGCTCCGCTTAAATGTAAAAGCGAAGTATATAAATCAGATATGAATTGATTTTCTAAACTTTCAGGCATACTATTATTTATGTCAAAATCTTTAAATACTACTACTAGTCTATTTTTCCGTAAACTATGCCTCCTTGAATAGTAAAATTAGAATTGTTTTTAGAATCTACTGCTTTACCTCCTTTGCCTCCTTTAGGTCTGCGACCTCTTAAAGAAGATCTTAAATTACCTATAAAATCACCACCATCGGCGCCCCAACCACCACCTCCAGCAGCGTTGCCCCATGGAGACTTTTTCCTTGATCTTTTAGAATTTTTACCCTTACTTTTTCCATTACCTCCATTACCACCGCCATAATCACCACCTCTACCACCTCTAGCATTTCTTTTTAATATTCGACCGCCACCGCCGCCGCCTCCATGAGGATCGTTTCCGCTTTGCTGCCACCCACCGGCTCCGCCACCACCTGCTTCACCACCTCGGCCTTGCAAATATTGTTTGTCACCTCTACTTCTAAATCTACCACCGCGTCTACTAATGCCCCCGCTTTCGTTACGCCAGTTACCGCCATCTTTACCCTTTTTACCCACTCTTCCTCCATCACCTCCCTTTTCCCACGCACCGCGTCTTCCAGGTGACTTATTTCTATCCGGAGATGAGCCAACGCCTCCCTTTCCACCACCAGCGCCACCACCCCCGCCTCCGTAGTTTCCAGATCCACTACCAGCTCCACCCCCACCGCCACCAGCAATAGCGCCTCTTCTATTGTTTATTACAATTCTAGAAGATGTATTAATTTTAATAGCATCACCACCCGGCCATCCATCAGCTTTATTTTTATTTGGAGGTCGACCTACAGACCATGAATAACGACTATTATTACCAGCTGCATACGAACCACCATCTCCTCCTCTACCCATTATAAATCCATTATTTATTAAAGTTAATCCACCCGGCCAGTTACCTGTAGTAAGAGCAGGTTTTTCCATATCATCAGAATATATATAAACATTATTTCTTATAGTTATTTCAGCTGGACTTCTACCATCCCAACCTCTATCCCTCGCCCAATTATATAAGTTTAAATGTTTCTTATTTGATACTATTGTACCTCTCCAAGTTACATCTGGTGCTGGACCTTCCGGTGTATCAATGATTGGTGGTGTTATTTCTACTCCACCTCCTGGAGGAACCTCTGGTTCTATATAATCTAGAGGTACTCTTCTCCATAAGTATAAACCATAGTTTGGTGGTATGTTGTTATGTGAATAAGTGTCTCCTGTATTAGAAGAAGCTCTAGTTGTTGACCCCTTTACTTGTTCATTAGCATAAGCGCTGAAAATATTAGCATTATTAACCTGCTCGTCTAATTCTTTTAAACGGTTAACACCTTCTAGGGCTATAGCTGCTTGTTCTTCCCCTAATACATCTATAATAATATTTCTTGCTCGTAAAAGATCTTCAGAGCTTAAACGACCCGGGTGAACTCTATCAGAATCTCTTGGATCATAATCAGCTTGCTCTAATTTTATAGATGTACCGCTCCATGGAACTCCAACCGGTCTAGGACTATCTGTAATAAAAATTTTTGTATTTGGAATTGAAGAGCTTATTAATCCACCCCATCCGGGTCCATTAACTACACTACCTCCCCAACCAGCTAATGAATAGCTAGCTATTTTAGGATCAAAATCGAGGTCAGTATATCGATAGCCTTCATCATGGCGCTTCTTTATTAAAAATTCTCTATAATTCCTTTGACCGTTAAATGTAGTGTTATTTTGAAACGCTTCAATTTCATCTTGATTTAAAAAATAAGAATATGGGTTATTGGATACATTAGGAAGTAAATCAGAATTTGTACTATATAATTTTTCTTCTGTTAATCCTCGAGGATTAATAGGATCACCAAAATAATAACAAAATACATTTGTTAATACTGTATCACCTTTAATTGTAGTTCGAACATTTACATCATGTGTATGTGCAGGTAAGGTGTTATTGTTCAATTTTACAGTATACTCACCAGCTCTATCTCCTGAAGCAAGTCCCCCGCTACCAGCTGTAAATCTTTTATCTGTTCCACCGACGCCTACTAAGAACTGTCCACCACCTTCTTGTACCCATTTTGTATTTGCTATTCTTTTAGTTGGGTTATCATTGGTAGTAGTTAGCATTATACTGTTTATAGGGAAAAACGCATCTAACCATTCATTTACTTCATTACTACTTGGAGCAATATAATGAGAAAATGTTACTCTATCACCCTGCGCGCTTAAGGAGATACCGGTAGGATTACCGATACCATCAAATACTTGATTATTATCACCTGAAGTAACATCAAATCCGCTTAGATGCAAGAGAGAAGAATAGTAATCAGCTATTCTTAAATCTTTTAAACTTTCTCCTCTATTCAACATAATCTTATTTAGTATGATCCTCCCGTACTACCACTACTTGTATTTGCTGAACCGGGCATGTTGTTTGGTCCTGTATCTCTTAGTTGTCGTGTCGGCGGACTAGGGTCTGAAAAGAGGCCCCCAACCCCGGGGTCCGCTTGTAAAAAATCATTTGGATTCAAGAAAATATCTCCTCCATAAGCTTCATACACTTTACCACCATCAAAAGTATCTAAATACCTATGTGGAGTATCAACATGTAGAGGCCCTTCCATAGCTCCTTTTTCAGGATGTATATGGAAAAACCCAACATATTCTTCACCGGTATCTCTTAATATATATTGACCACCTGCGGTATACAAATTTTCTTGTACTTCATTACTAAACTCAGTTACATTTTCTACTACATCCGGTCCGGAACCAATTTTATCATCATCATCTTCACCAGAAACGATAATATTGAAAACAGTCTCTTGTAATTTATAAATTTGATCAAAAACTCTAGAAACAGTATCATAATTCACTTCTTCATTTTCATGAAACTCTAGATTACGGAAATTAATATCTATACCTTCGTATGATATAAATTTACCTAAAACCGGTATACCTTCTCTAAATTCTTTATAAGGTATAACACTAGCATTTAAAAAGATCTTTGACGTGTCTTTAATTATATTTTGAAGCTCACTGTTAATGGAAATACCAAGGCTTGATTCACAACTAGTAATTTGCTCATATAAATTTTTCAAAGTTAAAGGAACAAAATTCTTATAAAGCAATTTACTTTCCTTTAATAGATATATCCTTCCTATATTATGTAATACATAGAACAAATCGGTACTATTTTTAGTAACCAAGAAATTTAAATTATTGTAATTATTAGAAGGTAAAGTATTAGAGTTGAATTTTTTCTCAATAGAGTTAAATTGCTCTAAAGTTGAATCAAAATACATATCTTCTAAGTAGAGGAGATTTTCAATTGATGGAAATCCTGCTACGTTTTCTGGATTAGTTATAAATCTAGTAGAAATAGCTCCTTCATCATCAATTGTAAATATATTTGAATCATTACCAGAAAAATAGATACTTACTTCGCCAGGTCTCACCTTATACTCTACTTGAGGCTTATAACGTCTTAATACCTTAGGATTGAAGGGTAATACATAATCACCTTCTTTAGAACTAACTTTATCAATATCTAAATGATATATATAAAATTCTTCGCTTTCATAACCCTCTAAAGAAGTTAATATTAAAATAGAATCATCTGAGTCTCTTATATCAAAATCCAATATAGCTTCGTTTGGATTAGACGAAACAATATTATTAATAAACTCGTAAGTATACTTATTAAGGATTTTTACTTTTATTATCGGTATATTATCCTCTATAATTACCGAAACATCATCGTCTGATGTAATATTATTATTTTCATCATTTGCAATATTTCTTAGAATCCACTCTCTAATAAGTGGAAAATCAAAACCATATGGTTCTGGAAGTTCGACGAGAACATCATTCTCAGGGCTATCCGATATCTGTGGAGGGGGCCCCCATCTTCTAGGAAACGGCTCTCCATTTGGTGCAAACCAAACACCAGGAACAATTCTTCTTTTGCCGTGAGTGCGTCCTCCATTATTAACATACCTTCTATCATCTATAACATCTACTTCATCATCTACAACTTCTACTTCTTCATCAGTATATCTATATCCTAGTACTTCACTTCCTAAGCTTATTTTATCATCAATTATATTATCATTAAGAGTAACTTGATCTACTAACTTTAGTACTCTACAAGGAGCTACAAAACTATTATCATATAATTTAAGTACAAAACTAGTTCCAGTATTTTCTAAAGCGTATAAAGTATCAGTATTATTATCGTAAGAAAATCTTTGTGCTCCCTCAAATACATCATCTTCTATTCTTATTAAACTACCCCCGTTAACAAAGGATCCGGAGAAGGTGTACGAACTAGTTGATGTAGTAGTAAAATAGTAATACGATTCGTCATCGTATACAAATATAATACTATCTTTAGTTTCATCTAAAACATCCACACCAGGTACTTTATCAATAAAACTAAAAGGATCTATTTGAATAGGAAAGCTATTAGTTTTAGCTAATTTAGTATCATCATTACGTATATCTTCTTTACCACTTGATAATCCTAAGAAATAACTATCTCCATCTTCAACTGAATTTACAAAATCAAATAAATCCGGATTCGCTATAATGTTTTGTGAAAATAATTTTAAGTTGTTTAAGTTTAAAATTTGTAAATTAGTATCAATAAAATTTTGATCTATTACATTTCTAGGAGAAATTTGAGGTTGTTTTAATATATTTCTATTAATAGGTGTTGTAGTCCTATCAAACTCAAACTCATTTATAAAACAATTAGCTAAAAATGTATTTTTAGCACTTAATAATTTAGAACTAGAACTAAAAGATTTACCAGTGAAAGCCTTACCCTCTACCACGTTAAATAGACCGGTATAATCTACACCGCTTAGCGTAAACGAATCTCCGTTAGTATATTTAAAATATTCTATCATTTGTAATCTATAAATTTTACATCATTTATTACTGCAGTTTTAGGCAGCGATTTGACAATGTTAGTTAACATTATATCTTTAATTTCATTAGCTACATCAGCTTTAATATTTAAATTTTTGATATTAATATCAATAGCGTTACTCTTACTTTTCAAATTTGTATTAATAGAATTAACTGATCTTATAGTATCGGTCATATTTCTCATACCACAAGGTAAAGAAATAGTAAGATCTTGAATCGTATCTATATTGGTTCCAAATACGTATCCTAGTTCTTGATATTTTTCTAATGGTTCTAAAGTAAGATATAAATTGGTAATATATAATTTAGTTGTAGCTTCGTTGTAGAGAATCTCTCTTTTCTTCATTTCATTATTTTGCTCCCAACGTACAAATATATCACCAAACAATATTCTCTTTGTAAAAAGTTGATACGCATTAACGTTAAAAGAAAAAATGACATTAGAATTTAAATATAAATTACAAATACCTTCTATAGCATTAAAGGATAAAAATATATTATTTTTTTCAAATTTGTCTACTATAAAAGAATGTGTAAATGTATTTTGATCTATGCGCTGCTCAATTGTTTTACCTTCAGTACTATTATCAAATATTTTAAATTCAAAGGTAATATCATTTCCGGTTTTAGTAAAACTAATACCACCATTTATATCATTACTATCTGATATAATTGAAAAATCACCAGCTTCGTTTTGTAAAGTAAATCCTAAACTAAATCCTCCATTTTCATTTATAGTTTTAAAATAATTATTTACTCTATTATTAACACGAGCTGTTTTACAGAAATTAGTAGGAGACTCTCTTAAAAAGTCGTTTTTAGATACTCTTACATATTTATATCTTTTATTTGGCTCAAATGTAAGATCGCTTTTTTTATCTAAATACAATTTTTTCTCTACAGAACTTTTTAAGCTAGAATTGTTCATTATTAAGCTTTCTACTGATTGTTCGTAGGTAACATTATATACAGGCGAAGCTGCCAAAGCAGCTTCTTTAGAAACTAGATCTGGGTAATAATACCTATCAACCCATACACCCTCTTTACCTATACCACCAGACAACCATGTACATAAATATGTTACATTTTCTTCTTTAATAGAATTATCATCTAATCTATAGACCCTATCAGATAAATCCGGTCTCTTAAATGAAAATGATCCGCACTTTGTAAACTTAGTATCATTAATATTTAACTTAGTAAATGGCTCCATAGAAGATGGAGTTGTAAAATAAGTTGTCCCTGATTTTATATTAATGTCAAAATTATTATAAACAAAATTTAAAGCTAAAACCTCGTTGTTTTCACTATCCATATCAGAAAAGATAGAAGTGTATTCTCTTAAACCTTGACTAAAGATAGTTGTTTCAGAAGTAGAAAGCAAATTATTGGACGAAGTAAATTGCTCTTGCGTGTTTACAATATTTTTTAAATTAAAAAAGTTAAAGTTTAAGTCAACGTCGTTACTTGAACTATAAAATAAATAGTTAGAGGGTAAATTAAAATCACTCTTTTTGTTATCTATATCACCGGAATTATCATAAGTTATAAAAGATGAATTGTATGGCGACGGTATATTTAAATTAACCTCTTGGTCAATTTTTATAGAGTTATTAGCTACGAAGTATTGATTAGGCTTAGAACTAGCATCAACTAGTTGAGCATAAAGACGTTTTCCGTTATTTAAAATAGCAAAAATTTCATTATTTTTATAGGAATATAAATTTATAAAACTCTCTCTACCATATTTTACTAAGTTGTATTCTAAATAGCCTCCAGTAGTAGATAATTTATTTTCTGCTACAAAAAGCACTTCTCTTTGATTAAGGGTATTTTCTGTATTATCACTTACTACAAGAAAATATTTTATACCTTTTACTACGGTAGCTACGCTACATGTAAAATCATCTACAAAGGTTATTTCAAAATCACTAGCGTTAGAAAGAATATTAGTAACTGAAGTTGCACCGTAAAATTTTGAATTTATAACATTATTCGTATCTTTAAATGAGCTTAAAGAAGGAGTTTTAAAAATAAGATAATTATTACCTGAAGTTGAGAAATTAAATGTAGTAAAAAATGAATCTGGTTTTACTTTTATCTCGTTAAATGAAGTAACATTATCCAGTAAAAAATTATTAGAAAGATAAAAGTTCGAATAATTTAAATTTTTGAAATCTTGTATACCGGATAAAGCAGAAATAAAATTTATTTGAAAATCACCATTAAAAGTCTGGTAGTATTGATCTAGTGTTAGATCACTAGGGCATACATTAGCTTCAACAGAGCTTAACGCACTTAAACTTGATTTAACTAAACAACCCATTTTAAATATTTATTCTTAGTCCTCCTTATAAGATTTGTTATCAAGCTGAACTACGTAGTTGTTTTTCTTAGTTAAGAGTGATATTCTCGAGCTATTATTTTTATCATTAAGTAAGTCTAATCCTATAATATTCATATCATCTATATTTTCGTAATAGCTTTGTGAATTAACTACAATAGGCGCACTCAATTGTAAGGTCTCACCAGTAATGTAACCCACATTCATTTTAAAAGTTAATGACTTTTTTAGAGCGTATGAAGAAGGGTAGTAGTTATGTATATATGAATTTGTGAAAGTTACAGGAGCCGCACCTCTTTCTATTTCTGGAAAAATTGATTCTGTTTTATAATCTCTATATATCTTAATATCGGGTTGAACTGTTTCAGAACCATCACCCCAGTCTATCGATAAGTATGTAGGAAATATTTCAGTATATACATTACTTATATCTAATGTAACTTGTGTAAAATCAAACAACTCTATCTGATTTAATATTTTTTTTGAGTTAATTTCTGACTTAGAAGAAGATATAGAAAGATTATAAGTGTTCATAATATTAAAGCTGTTGCTGAAATTGGTAGTTTAGAGGTTGATAATGAAGGTAGGCTAGAAGAAAGAGTAAAAAATGCATTATTAAGATCTATATTTCCTGTTGAACTGTTAATAAAATTATCTGTAAATCTACTATTATTACTAGTAAATGAAGTACTATCTACAAAATTTACACTATCTTTATATTCAAATAAATAGTTTACTAGTAAAGGAGCCTTATTTAAATCTTTAATTAAAACAGCTAAATTAAATAATTCGTTATCACTGCTATAAGTTAAAGTAGGTTTGCTGCATTCTATATATACAGAATCAAAAGTAGATAAATCAAAGTAACAAGATGAATTTTCAGCGGAATTACCTGTTGTTGGAAATATTTGTTGTGTTTTATCATCTATATAGCTATACTTATATATTGTTGGATATAGTCTAATATCTTTAAATGTAAGCTGATCTCTCTCCATTCTACAAAAGAAAACATCGCTATTTACTCTTAACCGGTTACTAACTCTATTAAAGAAGTTAGTGTTTATATTAATAGAGTTAGTAAATGTGTTAGGTGATATAAATTTATCATTAACGTAAGATGTTTTTTCAGTTACTAGATAAGAGCTAGTTTCAATAAATAAAGTATTGTAAATAATATCGAAATTAACCACTTTAGTTGATAGTTCATCACACACTGCTGTTGAGTATTTACCTGATAAGTAATCTAAGGTTTCTGTAAGTTCTTTTACAGATGGGGTATCTGGATTTTTATTAATATTTTTAACGTAAATTTTACCAGTGTGATTTTCTCTATCGAACAAACTCTCGCTAGCAGTTTGTACTGTAGAAAATGATGTTAAATCATATACATTATCTCTATATTCAAAACCTTCTTCAGCTTGAGTATAGTTAAATATTATATTATCTGTAAATCTACTACCATCGTAATTCTGCACACCGTTGTCACCTGAGAGTCTTACATTATAGGTAAAATTACCAGAAAGCCCTTCGTAAAGAGCTATTCCCGGTTTGTAGGCAGTACCAGGCCCAGTACTATCACATAAAGCTCTTACTATAGTAGTTGCACCATCATAATAACCTATACCACCTTCAACTAAATCACTAAAATAAAATTGATCAGCTGAATCAGTGAACGCACTCAATCCGGATCTTACTGGATCAGCTAATGCTTCAGTATCGGAAAATCTAAAATAAGCTCCTTCTTTTACATCAGCATCAAATGTTATTGATTCTGGTCTAGTATAATCAACTTCTAGATAATTTGAAGGCTGTATTAACTCTTGATATGGAGTAAAGAATCTACTAAAAATAAAATATGAAGATAAAGGTAAATCGGGTGTCTGATCCCCTACAGCAGTTAGCCCGTTTGTAAATGCTGTTAAACCAGATCTAATAGTTTCTGAAAAAGTAGATGAATCAGCGGTACTATAATTAAAATTAAACCCCTCACCATATAAATCATCAAAAAACTGATAGCCATTAAGCACCAAATTTTTTATATGCTTTGGTATTTCATATTCAACATTCTGTCTATAATAATTATCATCTTTTATTAGTCCAAAAATATTACCAAATAAATCTTTTTTACTATCATCTATGTAACCTTGATCATATAAGTAAGAAAGATCAGTATCTAAATTTCTGCTTTGTGAAATTTCAGAAGAGTATCCTAAAAATGTTGTACTTTCTTTGTCAGGGTTAGGTTGGTTAATAGCTATTCCTTTACTCCTGTTATTAATAGATCGAGAAGTATCAACTATGAAAGTTAATATCTGCTGATTATTAGTAAAGAGATTAGGATCGGGAAAAATATAAAGTTGATTTGGTTTATATACATCTTTCTCATAGAAGTCTATTCTTTTTCCTTGAATAGTAGCAATAGCAGAATTATGCGGTCTAAAAAAGCCTAAATCTCTCTCACTAATAATTTTGTCTGAAAAAATTGACGCAGTTGAAGGGTAGTCTTGATTTAAAAAATTAGCATACGGTTTATTGCATTTGAAAAGTATTCCCATATCTGGAGTACCGTTACTATCTGTTGAAAGATAATAAAAATCAGACCCTATAAATTTTTCTGTTTGCTTCTTTTTAGAACTTAAAATTTGATCTGTTTCCTTTAAACCACGTACTTCTTGACTTACTGCTGAAAAAACTTTATCGATAATATTTGCTTCAAGAGATAAAAATAAATTATCTTCTTTTGGGAGCGCGCCAGGTTCATATTCTCTATAATTAGCACCATATTCATTTACATCAGGCTGCTTATTAAAATACTGAGAAAAATTATCGTAATATTCTGTTATTGATATTGATAAATTGTTCTTAATATCATTTATATTATAGTTAATATCTCCTGTACTACTATTTTCTAAAAAATCTATAATTAAATCTTTTGATGCTTGCTCTAAACCTAAATTACTACCCTTTATCTTGCTTTTAGTTAATGAGTAATGTAATGTGCTTCTTTTTTTCTTATAGTAAGAAATTATATTTCTAATTTTTTTACTAAAAAACGACATTGCAATTTGCAAGTCATATTTGTTATTAAAATCTAATTGAGTTAAAAATTTTTTTTCTGCGTTTGAAGAAAAGTTTAAGGTAATATCTTTTAAGAAATCTCTATATCTATCTATAATTGAATTAGTATTAGTATTAGATAAATCTACATTTCTATCATTCCATTTATTAATATAATTATTATAAAAGGCAGTTAAAGTTTCTGGCTTATAATCTTCACTTACAATTTCAATAAATTGTATAAAAGTATATGGTGTAAATTTATCTAAAGCGTTATCACTATTTACATTTGGATTAGTAATAGATTGATTTACGCTTGGAAACCCTGTAGTAATGTTATCCATTATACATATTTATCCCTAGAACAAGGATAGACTACTAAATAACGAATTTCGTATGATAATATCAAAAATATTATTTTCACCTTCTAAGCTACTAAGCGGATCCGAAAAACTTACTGTAGTTAGCCCATTCTCATAATCTATTAGTCCGCTTAACACAGTATCATCATATACAGCTGATAAAGAATAAAAATCATAAAAATTATTTACTGTATCTATAGTATAAGTAGATGGTAGAATTAGTCCCCATCCCCAGCTATTACCCCCGCTTAAAGAGGCGTTAGATACTTCAGTACTATAATCACTTAGCATATAAGTATTTGAATTTTTGACCCCTCCTCCAGTATTCTCCCCACTTAATGCGCTGAGTGGTTGAAAAGTATTAAGTCTTAAGTATGTGTTACTATATTTTTCATATGCAACTAAATCATTACCCGCAGTTATTTCATAAGTTAAAGAATTTATTTCATCTCCTAAATTTTTTCCATAAATGGCTTTTGTAGTAGTACCTTTAGGATCAAAATTTTCTTCAAATTTATTTTTACCTCCTCTAAATTTATTATAATTTACACTTAAAATATCTAAAAATCTTTTTACCTCTGCTGGTTCCTGAGCTAACGACCTATCAAATACTATTCCATAATCATCAGTCATACCCGCCATACTAATTAAAGAATTAATATCACATAAGTCTATATCTGCATTATTTGAAACAAAGTTAAATATTTTTTCATAAAGCTTTTTACCTAGAATATCATATCTACTACTTACATTACCAAATATAGTACCTATAAAATCATCAAAGAAAATATCTTTATCTAATAATATTTCTTGGAAGCGTAAATCTTTTATTGTTCTCTCGAAATCAAAATTTTCATTATGCTTATAAAACTCGTAATAATTTTTAGGGTAAGCAGTTAAAGTAACTAATCCATTAACGGTAGAAAGAAGAGAGCTATTGGTGTTAAACGCATATTGATTTCGTGCACTTAATGTTAATCTTGTAGAGGATGAAGATAAATTATCATTAAATGTTAATACGCCTCTATACCAAAAATCTGTATCTATAGAAGATAAGGTGTTACCTAAACTAGATATAGTATAATATGTTGACTGTACAATATTATCAGCATCCCATACGTTACTAGTAGCTCCTGACAAAAGTATGAAGTTAGGACTACCTGCAGATAATGCTTTCATTGTATAGTTGTCATTACTAACTGGGGATAAGACAAACGGTATACCTAGATCTTTATATTGTGTTTTACTTACAGCAAAAGGCTCTTTTTCTATGCTTTCTCCAGCTATCCCGTTCGATGTAAATTTAATAGCGCTTAGTGTTTGGGCAGAAGTAGCTCCAACTAAAGATGATAACGAAATATTAAAATTGTTTGTATAGTTATTATTCTTATATCCCTTTAAACTATTTGCAAATATATTATTTCTGTCTTTAAAAAATGAAATATTAAACGGATCATCTTGATCATCTGTTTTTACGAAGATCTCTTTTACCCCGGAGCTTCCTACATAAACACTAGAAAGACTAGAACTTAAGCCATGTACAAGTAAACCGTCAGAATTAATTCTTGCATATATATCAGTTGACGATAAAGAAATTTTTTCTAACTCTACGTATTCGTAGCTAGAAAGAGTAGGAAGATAATTTTTTTCATATATAGAAAAATAGTTTTCTAAACTATTGAAACGGCTTTTTGGTAAATTGAAATAGTTTTTAAAATCACAACCAGATGTACTATAAAATATATCTTGAAAATCTTGATAAAAAGGAGTCTGTGCATTTATAGTTAATGGAGTTGAAAACTCTCCTGCAGAAAGATTTAAATTTAGATTTTGTAAATCAACAGTAAAAGTGTTTATTATATAATCATGTATTTGAACCGGGGTACTGTAAGAAGCTAAAACAGAATTATTTTTACAATCTCTTATAATCATCCGGACGGTGTATTCACCGGGGTATTCATAAACATGTGTGCTTGAAACATTGTGGCCAAAAGTACCATCTCCGAAATCAAAAGTTACATTTTGATCATTTAATGGTATATCAGTACCTTCTTCTTCTGGAATCCTGGCCTTAAACGTCAAAGGAGTAATATCTAAATTATAAGATGAGAGCTTACTCTCACCTTTATAATCTACAACATCAAAAAGAGCATAATCTGTTTTTATATTACTCATCTATTACTTTGATACGATTAGATATAGAAAGTGGTGAATACATATACGGGAACTTAAAATAAGGTAACGTTACATCCTGGTTTACTAAAGCTATATCACTCGTTTCATAGACTGGATTAAAAGATAGAAACGAAACCGTGTCAATAGTGCTGCTGTTGTTTTCATTTTTAGTATAAATTCTCTTAATACCTTCAATAGATAATATATCGTTAGTAAGTTCACTAAAGTTTAATTTTTGACCTAGGTTATTTTTACTTGGCTCAAAAAATGCCTTTATTATATTACCAACTCTAGCTTTAAGTGTATCTTTATTAATTTTATTATTGGTCTCTCGTACAAGATAGAGACATGTCTCGTCTAAAATATCAAGACTAAGATCTTTTGAATTTGTATACCCTAAACCAAAAGCCATATATATAGGATCCCGTGGTACTACTGTATTTGATACCATTTTACGCTCCCCACATGTTTCTACTAATAAGTTTTTAAAAGATTCAGATAAATATGGTGGATAATAATTATCTTCAGCTACAGAAAACGACGGCGCACAAAAAACATTTACATTGTTAAAATCACATGAATCAGCAAAATTAATTTGATTTATGAGAACTCTATTTACTTTATTTGGATCTACACATATGTCATAAAAATACTGAATGTATTCATTTATATAAGAATCATTATCTACAACTTTAACACTGTTTACAACATTAGCTAAATTCCTTTCTATAAAAGACTCATAATCTGATTCTGTTACTAGCCGTAACTGCGAGGCAAATGCTTTTGGAGCGTTTTCTCTTATTTGTTCAATAGTTTCTTCATCAGAAAGCGAAGTAGAATTTTGTGGATTGTTAATTGTAAGAAGAGAGCTATTACTATTATCGATAAATATTGTTTCATTTTTGTTAGCAAACGTATCGTTAAATATTTGTCTCTGTCTTAATGAATCATAAACAAATAACTTATTACCATTTATAACATTTTTACTAATTATACCTTCTGTATTATCTGATTGAATATAGTTAATTGAAACTGTATCTCCTTCACTTAACTTCCTTCCGAAAACCCCACTACCAAATTTAATTTCATAAAATCCGTTTTCATTTAAACGTCTTTCATATACTCTTTCATTAGAATTTGATAAATATAAGCTCTCTACTTCTTTATAGAGATAATAGGTATTATCATCTACCTCCTTAACATAAACATCAATTGTATTATCAGCTATAAATTTTTCTGTATTATTATCTACTATATTTTTAACTACAATAGGAACAACTTCAAATTCTTCTCCTTGTGCGTTATAATCTGGATATTCTTTAACTACGCCTTGATATAATATTACTGTATCGTTTAAAGTTTTTATTACTTCCGTGTCGGTAGTTGTTTTGTTAAAAGAATAATCATCAATAAAATTATATTGAACACCATCAGCTACAAAGAATGAATTTTTACGTATAGTATAATTAGCTACAGCCATATCAGCTGACCCTACAGCATTAATAGGTACGATAGATGTTTGCTTACCAGCCGGCTTGTAACCTATAAGCTTAACTATCTTATTCATATTTTCATAAATAGATGCTTGATCAAAATTAACCTCTGAAGCTGTATTGTTTAAATAAAATAAAAGAACATGATATGAATATGCTATTATGTCTATAACAGCTGCTAAGTTACTACCATCATAATTTTGGTCAGTAAATTTTTCATTCGTGTTAAGTCTGTTTACTATATAATCTTTTAAACTTACAGCATCAAAAGCAACATATGCATTTTGTGGTAAGTTAAAATCTAAAAAGTCGTTATCTTTGTCTGATGTTGCCATAATAATTTAAAATATAAAATATCCATTGTTATTTAATACCGATCTTATTGATATACCATACACATTTAAAGAAGGAATGTTAATTTGCATATTAATATTATATTCATTCATATCAGGGTTGGGTATAACACTAACAGCATCTATTTCTATTCTTGGCTCCATTAATGGTAACCTATTTTTAATTTCATCTTTAATTGAAAAAGCATTAAAGTCAGTTATTTGTTCAAATAAATACCTTCTTAAATCTAAACCAAATTCCGGGCTAAGTATCTTTTCCCCAGGAGCGGTTAAAAAAATATTAGTTATACTATTTCTTATAGAATTTTCATCAAATAGTCCTTGTACATCTTTAAGTATTGATTGCTTATTGAGTTGTTTATTATAGTAGACTGAAGTTTCTAAATCTAAAAACAAATCTTTGTAGAGATAGCCGTGTTGAAGAGAAGCGTTATCCAACTCACTAGCCGCTGTATCTGTAAGTTTAATGAGTGCCATTTTATTATATTTAATGTAGCATATCAGGATTAAGGAACTATAATATAATTAGATTATGGAGTTAATTGGTAAAGCTGATGTTAAGGTAGATGTTTCGCTTAAAGATATTCTTAATACTCTTGAGGTAGAAGTTCATAAAAAGCTAAAGCTTCCTCATCCTAATGAAGGCGAGGTTACAGCAAATCCTCACCATGATGGTAATTGGCGCTGGAATATTAAAAAAGATGTTAATACTTCTCACTCGTTTCAACTTGAAGAAAGTTTAGGACCAGCAGATGACGAAGATATTGAGATTTTTCAAGCTTATCATACTCTACGTTTCTTTCTTAAAGATAGCTAAAACTGTATGATTCTTTGCAAGCTGGCATAAATAATAATATGGCTGATAAAAAGTTTGTAAATTTACATGAATCCTACATGAGAAGATATCAACGAGGAGGTTTTCTTGTTGGTGATTGTTTCAAGTTTAATGACAATTTTAAAAGTACGGATGCATTTAAAGCTCTTGGATCGAATACTCAAGAATTGCTACAGCAAATGATTGATTCTGGTTTAAATGTAAGAGTTGTTGGAATTAAAGATACAGAGCCAGCTCGTTACCCGGCTAACGCGCAAACAAGTTCTTTAGATGTAGTTTTAGATCTGGCTTTAGACGCTGGAGGAGGTAGATATACACACCATGTTTCCATTCCAGGTTCACTCGGTCAATCGGTTGAATATTACCCGAATCTTCCTCCTATTCCCGATGTAATGAGAAGAAAGAGCGATGTTAATATTAAACCTGAAGAGGCAGAAACAACAATGGCTCCGGGAGCTGTAGAAGATCCGAAAAGAGAGTTACCAACAGATAATACTGATATTCCATCTGATCCGGTTACTCCATCTCCAGCAGCAACATCCTACACTAATCAATATCTTAGTGACCTTACGCCTGCTAACTATACAGGTGTAGCAAAAGATTTACA